CGACAACCCCAGCGAATCGATCATCCGCTCAAGGATCATGAACATCGCATCGGCCTGCTGCTCCTGAAGGGCTAGCTGCCGCTCCTCCACACCGATCGAATGGCAGAGCTTGATAGCCTCCCGCAGCTCCTTGCGCTCCTGCATCCACAAGTCCAGCCACGCCGCCTCATGGGTGGGCATGGTCTGGAGAGCGCCCTTGTCGTCGTAGTTGTTCTCGGTCAGCGGTAGCAGGTTCGGCGCCCACTGCGACATCTGGGATTCGATCCACCGGACCATGGCCAGAGACCTGCGGAACGCCTCAATAGCCGCCTCTGTGGGCGTCACATCGTCCAAGATGTCGAAGCCGCCGCCGAAGGCTCCTTCATCTATCAATCGCCGCCGCAACTGCCTTGCCTGGTCCCGCGCCACCACCTGCTGGCGACTGGGGCGACCTCGGCGCTCGGGTAAGTCGGCATTCCCGTTTAAGCTGCTGTCACCTAGCTTCGGACTCATAACTCCTCGTTTCGCTCCATCCTTCGCCCCGCGCAATCTCCCCAGCACGTTCACGGGAGATCCCGTACTCCGCACCCAGCTCCCGGTGCGTGATGCCGCCTGCGGCGTACCGCTGCCTGATCTCCTGGGCCTGCTCCCTCGTAAGCTTGGCTAGTGGGTGCTTCTCACCCCGGTTGTCCCAACGCGTCCCGTGGCGCTTCTGATCAGCGTGATTCTCCGCTGCTGTGCCCCAACACAGGTTGTCCGCCCGGTTGTTGAAGCTGTTGCCGTCCAGGTGGCGGACCTGCGCGCCCGGGAACGGCTTTGCCCCGTGGAAGGCCGTGCAGATCAACGTATGGATCTGACAAGTCTCCCACTCCCCGTTTTCGACTTGAAGAGTCACCTTGAGGTAGCGCAACTTGCCGGACGTCGGGGACGGGCTGAGCCAGTTGTTCACTTTGCTCCGTATGCGCCCATCTGCGAAGAATTTGTAACCCGGGTATTGCGGGAGGTCCCGGTACTCACAGTCGAAATCCTCCCGCATCCACGTGTCCTCATGGTCTGCGGATTTGTCTCGGATAGCAATGCTGCCGTCGTCCCAACCGGTGAGGGTAACGCCTTCGACCTGGCAAATTCTGGTCAGAGCTTCCTTGACGCGGTTAGCGCGTTCCTCCCACGTTTCCATGTTTCTACCCTATCACTCGCCCTCTGCGAAGGGCTTGCCGTCCACCTTCATGGGGACGCCGCCGTTGATGTAACCGAAGAAGTCCCGCCACAAGTCCACCCCGGACTTCTTCACCAGGTAGGAGAACTCCTCTTCAAGATCCATAGGGATCAGGTTGATCGCGGAGTCGTGGACCTGCATCAGCAGACCTGCTCCCCCGATGCCTTCCCGCTTGGCCCGCTTGTGGATGCCCATGCGGCGGGCGATGCCTTCGATATCCAGCAGCCAGTGCAGCATGTACTGCCCCAGGCTGCCCTGAACCACCTGGTTCCAGCCCAGACGGGTGTCTTCCCCGAACCGGATATGCCGCTTCTGACCGCCGATGAGGGGCACGTACTTGTTGCGGCGGGCGAAGAGGTCCCACCTCTCGATGGCTTGGTTCAGCTCCGGGTATGCCTGGTGGTAGCCACCGTGGACGGCTTGCAGCTCACGCGGGGTCATCTTGACCTTGCCGCCGGTCATCTTGACCATCATGTCGCCCAGCGTCCGCCATCCGGCGCCGTACTCCAGCGACAGGTTCGCCACCTTGCCAACCTGGCGTGGGGCTCCGACCTGATCAGCGGTGAACTGGTGCAGGTCCACGCCATCGAAATAGGCTTCCAGCATCTTCTTGCACTTGGAAAGCAAGGCGCCAAGGCGCAGTTCAGCCTGCGAAAGGTCGTATTCCATCAGCATCCAGCCGGGCATGGTGTCGTCGACCTGCTGCTTGATCAGGGTTCGCGGAGTGGGGAGGTTGTCCAGTCCGACGAAGGCCAGCCCCTCCAGCTTCCGGTCGTGGGGCATGGCCTGAAGGTTGGCCCGCTCGATGCTGAAGCGGGTGGACACGGTGCCGAGCTGGCGGGTGCGGGCACGGATACGCCCGTCAGGTCCGCACTTGTCGGCCCAGCCGTTGTAATACATGGATTGCGCCCGGTCCAGCAGGGTGTAGATCTGCCATTCCTTGGCCCACGGGAACCCTTGTTCGGCCAGCTCCCGCAGTGCCTCGGAGTTGAGGGAGGGTTCCCCGGTCTTCTCGCTGCGGTAAGCCGGGGTGAGTCCCAGGGACTTGTGGCCGCGCCGGTTGACGGTGTCCGGGTCGCCGTAGAAGTACTTCTTGGCGTGGTCTCCGGTTGGCTCGAACGGCAGGGAGGCGCCCAGCTTCAGCTTGGCCTCTTCAACGCGCTGTGCGACCTCTCGGGAGGCTTTCACGGCGTACGGCATGCCCCGGGACTCTTCGTTCACCAGAAGGTCTATAACCTCCAGCAGGAGGGTCCGGTAGTGGTGGTACTGCGGGTTGTCCGGGTGGACGAACGCCTTCTTCTGGACCAGGTACAGCCGGAGCGCCTTGAAGGCGTCATCGTCGGCGTACTGCTCCATGACCTCCCAGTTGGCGAGGTCGTAGCGGACGCTGCCCTTGTCGCCGCGCTTCTTCTTCTGGTTCTTCAGGTGCTTCTTGAGCCGGGTCTGTGAGTCCTTGCCGCCCTCGTCGGGCCACAGCCGGTCGAACGTCTCCTTGAGGCCCAGCATTTCCCGGGGCCACAGCACGTAGTTGGCGAGCATGGTGTCCCAGTACAGGTGGGGTACCAGGTCGATGCCGTGTCCGTCGTCCCACCGGTATTTCATGACGCCGCCCCTGGCCATGATCAGGTCGAACTGGGCGTTGTGCGCAATGAGTTGGTTGGATGCCAGCCAGCGGGTGAGCGCCTGCCACTCCTCCAGCGGGAGGTTGATCTCCCGGGCGTCTCCGAACAGGGCGCCTTGGCCGTTCCAGTCGGGCTTGCCTTCCTCGCCTTGGGCGAAGGGGAAGGCGGCGGTGCGGATGTGGTCCGCGTCCTGGATGTTGTCCTCAAACCAGGCGACGGACGCGGTGGCTATGCCGCCTTCGTCGGGCCACAGTGAGGACGTTTCAAAATCGAAGGCGACCGGCGTGCACAGGTTGCCGGGGAGTTGGGAGGGAAGGATCTCAACCCGGTTGGGGGTGTGTCCGGTGAACGTCGCGGGCACATCGAGTGTCGTCGTCATGGTTCTCCTGGCCGGTACACGGCCCTCTATAGCCGAGTAGGGACTCCCGTCGGCGTGGAGTCCCTACTGTGTTTTGGCTGATCAATGGGTGGTTGGAGACCATGTGTGCCCCGCAGGCGGTCAGATCAGAGGATCGGTGTCCGGGTTGGCTTCGACGTAGACGTACACGTTGTACGTGCCGTCGGGCTGCTTCAGCGCGGACGTGCAGACTTCGCCCTCGTAGGCCTTCCACGGGCCCCGCTTACCGGACCGGATATCGTTGGCCTTGACGCGGGCCCCGAACTTCTGGTGTTCCGCAGATACCAGTACCTTGCGGCCTGGCATCTTGCGGGCCAGTTCCATGGCCTCTTCCGGAGTGCGTACCGCCTTGGAGGGGGACGGGCCCCGGCGACGGGTTGATGGCTCCATGTGCTGGTCTTCTCCTTGATAGGTGCTGGTCACAATAGTGACAGTCTAGCACATACTAGGGTCTGACCGGGTGAGCATTCGACCCCCTGTGCGATTCACAGGGGGTCGAATCAGTGCGGTGCAGCAGGGCCTAGAACTGGTCGTCCTCGCCCACGGGAGCCTGCGGCGGGACGGTGGCCGCAGCGGGGGTGGCCGTGGCCCACGGGTCGTCCTGGGGGGCGCCGTAGGGGCCGGGCTCGTCACCCTGACCGGCGGCCGGGCCCTGGGCGTGCGGGTCGTCCGAGCCGCCGAACGGGGGCTCAGCGCTCTGGCCCGAGACCTCGGGGTACTCGGCCACGTCGTGGTAGGCGAACCGGCGGGCGCGCATCTTCGGCTTGCCCTGGAAGATCTCGACGGTGGGGTAGACCAGGACGGTGGCTTCGTCGTTGATCAGCTCGTCGGTGTCGGTGTCGTTGGAGTACCCGAAGTGGTGGTACATCTTGGTGATGGCCCACTCGTCGCCGGGCGCCGCGCTGGTGTAGTGCCAGATCTTCTCCAGGAATCCGTTGTTGACGAAGTCCGGGTGGTAGCGCTCGTCGAGCTGGAACTCCCACGTCCACTGCGAGCGGCCCGACGACTTGGCGGTACCGGCCTGGCAGGCGACCAGCTTGTACACGTACGCCTGCCCCTGGTCCACCGGCAGCGGCGCGAGCACCTTCGGTTCGTCGGAGATGCCCTTCTCCGCATTCTGCTGCTGGGCGGCCTGGATCTGGTCCTGCGTGAGCTTCGGCATGAGTTAGTTTCCTCGCGTGTGTTTCGGTTGGTCGGGGAAGGTCAGCGGGTGCGCTTGGACGCCTTGTACGCGGCGGCCTTGGCCCGGACGTCCGCGTGACGCTTGATCTCCGGGTCCTTGTCCTCGGTCAGGGCGCCGGTGACGTAGGCGTGAATGCGCTCCATTGTCGGCGTGAGCAGAACCGCCGGGAGGAAGCCGTCACGGTCCTTGCACAGCCGGGTGTTGGACAGCTTGGTCTCCGCCTGGATCAGCGTCTCATGCGAGGCAGGGCCGGTCTGTACGGTCTCGGCCGTCAGCCGCAGGACCATGTCCACGTAGCCACGCACGGAGGCGGACAGCTTGTTCGGCAGCTCGGGGCCGATGGCCTTGGTGCCGTTGTCGCCTTCCGCGTCGTCCTTCTCCAGCGCGGTGATGACCAGGTGGCAGCCCAGGTCACGGAAGCCCCGGAAGATGGTCCGGCCCTGGTTGGTGAGGGTGCCGTAGTCCTGGATCTGCGTGGAGTGCTTGGAGTCCCGGAGCTGCTTGCCTTCGGCCTCCTTCTTGGCCTTCACCACCTCGGGAAGGGCCTGGTCCTTCTCGTAGGCGTAGGTGGTGATGTCCAGCAGCATCGAGGCGCCCAGTTCGGTGCTGGAATCGAAGGACACGGCCTTGATGGAGCCGGGCTGCCGCTGAAGGGTGTGGCGCAGGCGGTACAGCAGGGTTTCGAGGCTGTCGTAGGTGACTTCCTCGCCCTTCTCCCGGTCCGGCCAGATCAGCACCTTCTCGGTGTTGACGCCGAGACGCTTGAGAGCGTCCTTCTTGACGCCGCCTTCGATGTCCACGAAGACGGTGATGCCGTCGCCGGGGAGGTTCGCAACGAACGCGGCGGAGGAGGTCTTGCCGGTACCGGCCTGGCCGAACATCATGACCCGGTGGTGGCTGGTGGAGTCGTCCAGGGCGGTGAGGCCCAGGAACTCCATGGGGTCGAACGGGGCGTTGGGGTCGGCCTGGTGCTGGGCCGGGATGGGGCTCTCCGTCTTGGGGACGGGTGCACCGTTTACGCGAGGCACACTGATCTCATTTCACTTGTACTACGTTTGACGTGTCTCTTCCGGATTGGCGCCGGGTCGCTTGGTGCTACGGTAGACACATCGCTAGGGGTGTGTCAACCGAGTCATCCAGTCGCTCAACAGGCTTCGTTGCAGCGAAGATAATCAGACTACAGGGGGCCGCTGACAAACAACCCCCCGGACGGCAGTCGTCTGTTACCGGAGCGGCCGGGAGGGCGGCTCAAAGCCCGTCTGGATACCCTCACGGCCCATCTTGTACGCCGTCGTCTCGAAGGCCAGCAGGTTGAACATGATCCCCGCCGCGTGATCCTCGGACCGGTCCCCCGCCATCCACTGGCCTACGTGCCGCAGCAGGGAGGCCCGGAAACGGGTCAGCTCCCCCGTGGTCTCGGCCTTCTCCCAGTTGCGCTCCTCGTACTTCACAGCGCCCTTGGCCATGTGCACGGCGAACCGGGTGAGCAGCTGCCTCTCGTAGGGCACGTCCAGCGGGTACAGCAAGTCGAACCGGGCCAGCCCGTCCTGAGGCTCACGCAGCATGCCCGTGCTGTACGTCTCGCGGGCCCCCGTGTCCTTGATGGTGTACCCGTTGCTGAGCGGCGTTACCGCCGCCGGGGCTCCCTTGAAGTCGACAGTCTCAGGCCCGTGCTCCCCCCTGATGGTGAGCTTCCCTGCTGCCGCGCCTATTTCGGTCATGCGCCCTGTCCCTCCTGCTTCAACTCGGCCTTGCGCCAGGTGATGAAGTTCTTGGCGTACACGGTGCCGTAGACGACTGCCGAGAGGATGAATCCCCACTGCTGGGTAGCAACGGCGTAGGTGATCCACAGGGTTTGGGCGCCCAGTCCTACGGCCCATCCGGCGGAACTCTTGCGCCCGGCCAGCCAGATCCCTAGGACGCCCACGGCGGTCAGGAGATAGCTCCAGTAGGGGTTCACCGGCCTTCCCTCCGCTCGGTCCAGTCGTCATCTGCCAGCCGGTTCTTGATCTGCTCCAAGGCGCCGGGGGACATCGTGAGGTGAACCATCATCCGGGCGTACCGGCGGGCTTCCCGCTTCTCCTGACGCGTCTCCCACCACTCCCGTAGGCGGCCCATCAGTGATCGGCCTTTCCGGAGGCGACGCACGACGGGCAGAAGTCGCCCCGGCTGTCGCTGCGCCAGCCCTGGTCGCGGGCGTACTGGCGGATCATGGTCAGCCGTTGCGGCTTGCTCACCCGGTCGCTGACGATGATGTCGGCTTCGATGACCAGGCCGTCTTCGTCGCAGAAGACTCCGAGGCGGGACGGGTACAGGGCATCTGGGCCGTCGTCGTCGCTGCGCATGATCTCTGACACCCGCTCGGGGGTGAGAGCTTGTACGGGCTTTCCGAGGTCAGTCACAGTCGGTTCCCTTCGGGAGGTCTTCAGCGTTGGCGACGGTGTCCAAGATCGTTGTGAGGGCTTCACGGTCTCCGCCGAACGCCTTCTCCAGCAGATTCGGGGAGCGCTCCGGGTCTTCCGGCAGTTCCGGCAGCACCCGGGACATCCAGATCCCGCAGCGGGTGCAGAACCCGGCGCCGTTGCGGTACTGGCGGCGCTCGTAGGGGCCGTGCCACCCTCCTGAGCCGTCGCAGTCCCGCCAGACCAGATACCGCGCCCATGCGGCGTCCTCGGCCTCGGCGAGGTCGGACCCTTCGCCCCGGATGAACGTCTGACCGGGGAAGGCTTCTACGAACGCAGTGCTGTAGGGATCCCGGTCCCGGGAGAACACCACACCCCGGTCACCGCCTTGGACGAGAACGCCGTCCGGCCACGGGTGCCGGGCGAGGTAGTTGGTGTTGTTGATCATGCGAGGACCGTTCACGGCGCCACCCGACCGTTCTGCTCGAAAGCCGTCCAGGTCTGCGGGAACAGATCCTTGAAGATCGTTTCCATCTTCTCGGCACCCATCTCGATCTCCCGCTGCGGGTGGCTCGGGTAGGCGGCGTCCTCGCGGTGGGTACGCAGGCTCAGGAAGTGCATCAGGGAGCGCGGGTTGCAGGTGGCGAACATCGAGCTGTAGATGTTCACCGGCAGGCACATGCGGGCCACTTCGCGGGCGAGACCGTTGGACAGCATGCCCTCGTAGGCGCTGTAGGCGTCCTGGGCGACGGTGGTCAGGCTTTCCCGCATGATCCCGTACTGGTACGCCTCGCCCTGCTCGAAGGTGTAGGCGCCGGGCTTGCCGACCTGCACGAGGTTCCGGCCGGGCTTGGGGATGTAGAACACCGGGTCCAGCTGCTTGTAGCGCCCGCTCTCCTCGTTGTACGACCAGCCCGCCCGGTGCCGCATCCACTCCCGGAACACGAAGATCGGGGCGCTGACGAGGAACGTCATGGAGGCGTGCTCGAAGGGGCTGCCGTGCTTGTCCCGCATCAGGTAGTTGATGAGGCCGTTGTTGCGGGCCAGGGATCCGCCTTGGGAGGCCATCTCTCCGAGGGTGGAGACGCGGGCGGCCTCACAGATCCCGTCGTCGTTTCCGGTGTGCCGGACCAGCTCTACCTTGATGTCCGAAGCGAACGTGATCTTTTCCATCAGAACAGAACCGCCTCAGGCTTACGGATGACGGACGGAAGGGCACGCACGGGGATACCGGCGGCACGGGCCTGGGTAACGCAGTTGCGCGTACCTCGGGAGGCCGCGAACGGGGCGGCGATCACCAGGTCCGGCCGGGGGTTCTTGGCGATCATCTGGGCGTTGCGCCGGGGGCCTGCGGAGGGGCAGTAGTCCGGCTTCTCCCCCGGGTGGTAGATGTCCCCCGGCTGCTTCTTGATGCGGTGGTTGGGCTGGCAGTCGGCGTAGCAGTGGTCCCAGTCGGCGGGCATGGGGTCTGCGATGACTCCGAGGGCTTCGCCGCAGTCGGCCACCCACTCGGCTACGGCCTGGTCCACGGAATCCTTGCCAGGGCAGTCACCGTGCCGGGCGATGACCCATCCGGGTGCTTCGGTCAGGACGTACTTGGCGAGCATGCTGGTGACCAGCACGGGATCGGGGTGTTCACGGGCTCCCGTGAACAGAACGACGGTCGTCTTCCCGATGCTCATCGGGCCCTCCAGGTGGTGGTCTTTCGGCAGTTGCCGCAGGCCAGATGTCCCGCTACCCGATTCCAGAGGGCTCTGGTGACGGTGCCGGGGAACTGGCAGCTCTGGCAGCGGACGGGGAGCAGATCACGCGGCATCGACGGCCTCCGGGTCGTTGAGGTGCTTCCAGGTGACGCCGTTGAGGGCGCGGCGCATCGCACCGGAACTGACGCCGTACTCCTCCGCCAGCTCCTTGGGTGAGCTGCCCAGGCGGAACTTCTTGCGGGCGTCCCTCACCGCCTCTTCGGTAAGGACAGCGAGGTGGTGTGCGGATCCTTTGTGTGCGGGCATGGCTTGCTCCTTGCCGTTAGTCGGTGAGGTTGTTGAGGGGGGTGGGGACCCGCTTGAAACCGGCGTCCGTCATCAGCTGCGGAACCGACTGACCCTTGCGGGCTTGGATGTGGACGTCCTTGAACTGGCACTTCCACAGGCACTGCTGCGGGTTCGGTCCGCTGTAGATCGGCAGGTTGCCGCCGTATGCGGCCTGCGTGGCTGCGAGAGCGTCCGCGCGTATGGCGTTCAGCTCGATGGGAGAGCGCGGGACCATGATCCGCTGATGGCGGGCCTCAAGGGTCTGCGCCTTGCCCTTGGTGGCGCCGGGGAGGTCTCCGGCGTTCATCTTCTTCTTGGCTTCGGAGCGGACGCAGCCGTTGATCGTCCCGGCCAGCGGGTGATCACTGGCACGGAACGCCCACTCGTACAGACCGGTCTGGTCGTCCAGTTCCATCGCAAACCGGCTGGTGAGGTTCGCCGCCGACTTGGATTCGACGGCGAAGATGCCGCCCAGGGTGACGTCGCGGACGACAAGGTCGATGCGGTAGTCCAGGACGACGTCGCGGGGCCCTGTGGTGGTCTGGATGGTTCCGAGCGGGGCCAGGCCCTTGTACTCGACGTCCAGGATCTGCCACTGCGGGTCGCAGCCGTAGAAGGCCGTGTAGCCCGCGTACATCCACTTGAGGGTGTCGTAGTCCTCGGGGCCCAGCGTGGAGTACGTTTCGCCCCTCATGGCCCCCAGGAGGGCCGCATGCACGCGGTCTTCGGCGGCTGCCAGCAGGGTCTTCTCCTCGTCGGTGTCCCGCTGCGGGGACCGGCCGTCGACCGTGAAGTCCTGGTAGTCCTTGATCACCGAGTAGTGGTTTTCCAGGACGGCTTCATGCCAGGCGGAACCGAGGTCCAGCTTCTTGTCCTTGGTGGTGACCCGGTAGCCGTCGCGGTAGTGCCAGTGGAACTTGAGCGCGCAATCGCGGAAGGTGTTCAGCTGCGAGTAAGAAACTTTGATGGGTGGCATGGGGTCGGGCATGGTCAGTGCCTCCGGGTGACAGGGGGGAGATCTACCCTAGGAACACCAGACGGATGCCCTAGTACCCCTACACACCGCTGGACGGCTGTTTTCCTGGGGTGCTCCGATCATACGCATCAAATAGCCCTGCAACAAACCCTGCGAACAGAATCTGCGTCCAGGCATGAAAAAGGGAGACACCGGCTGCTCCGGTGTCTCCCTCGCGGAAGTTGGTGCCTCAGCTGTTGCTGACGGGCTCGATCTCGCCGCGTTCGATGGCGATCTGCACGGCGCCTGTGGGGTCTTCCGCTCCTAGGGCGACGACGGAGGCTCCGACGTAGGACCGGGCGGTACCGATGGCGACCTCCATCTTGTCGGCGATTTCGCTGTACTTCAGGCCCTGGGCGTACAGCTGGAGGGCTTCGCGTTGCCGGGGGTAGAGGGCCCGCTGACGCGTGCGCTTCTCCATCCATACGCTTTCTTCGGTACCTGTAGGCATGGGGTCTCCTGTGGGATTCTGTGTGTGGTCTTATCTACCCTATGTTAGGGTCGATCCCTTCAACAAGCCCAGCCCGGATCAATCCGTGCCACAAGTGAAGTTCCGCACTCCGCTGGTGGTCCCCGGTGCTGTGGCGGGCCGCGTTCTTCCCAGGCGGGGACACCGGCCTGATCCCCCTCTCCCGCAGGAGACTTGGCGTGGGGCCGGTCAGGACCATGTTCGACTGCCAGTGCACGTCGATGTGAGGCGCGAACGCCATGCTGTACATGCGGACGAACCCGATGAGCTGCGAAGTCGGCATCGTGGATCCGAGCAGCTTGTAGGCCCGTTCCTTGTCCAGCCGGAACATCTCGCCGAAGATCACATCGATGCCCGCCGCGTTCTGGGGGTACCAGCGGATGAACTCGTCGGGGCCCATCTCGAACGTGTCGTAGACCCGCCACCCGGGCTCCTGAATCACCCACCCTTCGGGCGTCTCGGTGAAGTACTTGCAGGCCAGAGCGACCCCTACGTGCCCGGCGGAGTCGTCGCCGTCCTTGCCGCCCGGGTCGAAGCCCATGACCACGGCGTCATCATCGTTGATCCTCGGCCACACGATGGGTGTCGACCGCCCCTGGGCAGTGGGGGCGGTCTGAGGGGTGATGCTAGGCACTGCTCAGTCCTCCAGCAGTTCGACGGTGACCCGGGCCTTGAAGGTCTGGTACGGCTCGTCCCACATCTGTGACAGCTCCTGCGCCCGGAAATCTGCTCGGGGCTGGTCACTCATGATGTAAGGGTTGGATCCCGTGTGAAGAAGGTTGCGTTCTGCCTCTTCCGGGGTCCTCGCTACGACGTACAAGATCCTGTCAGGCATGGGAGTCTCCTCGGGCGGTGTCTCTCGGTATGTATCTACCCTACCACCTAGAGGAGAGCTTTCACAACGCCCCAGGAAAGGGTCCGCATGGCTCGGTCCGTCTTCACCGCCAGCAGCTCCCGCTTGCCCACGTCCACGCTGTCCGGGCACACATAGTCCAAGGCAAGTACCGGGCGAGTCTGCCCCAACCGGTGTATTCGACGCAAAGCCTGCTCGTTCCGGGACGGCTTCCACGAGTGCTCGACGAAAATGATCAAGTCGGCAGCCGTGAGCGTCAGCCCCTCCGACACCGTCTCCAGAGACCCGACCAGAACGTCCAGCCGACCCCCCTGGAAGGCTTCGACGAAGCGTGCCCGGTCGCCCTTGGAGGTACGTCCGTCGATCTGCTCCACCGTCTTGCCGACCGACCGGGCGACCTCGGCGCACGCGCTCACCGTGTCCTGGTAGTGAGCCACCACCAGGGTCGGCTGCGACCGCTCAGCCAGATCGTAGGCCAGCTGCTCCAGCTTCCCGGACTCCGCGATGTCCCCCGTGAACAGGCCCAGACCGGTGGCCATCTTGTCCATGCGGATGTGCGCGGCTCCCTTGGACCAGGCGACCATGACATTGCCGTCCAGGTCTGTGGCCAGGCATTCTTTCTTCATCTTCCGGTACTGCACGCCCTGCTTCTTGGTCATCGGGGTCAGGACGGTCTGCTTCTCCAGCGGGGGCAGGTCGGTGAGTACGTCGTCCCGCAGCCGCTGGATGTAGAGGTCTCCCAGGTTGTCCCGGAAGAACCGTTCGTAGTGCTCGCAGGGGTCCCAGGCGGGGCGTTGCATGCATTCGTCGTAGCAGTGCAGGAGGTCGCCGATGACCTTGGAGTGCTCGTCTCCGAACCGGGACTTTTCGGTGTTGAACCACTTGCCGATCCAGCGCCAGTAGGACCCGAATTTCTGGCCGTTGCCGCACAGGTGCGGGTACAGCAGCTGGAGCGGGGCGAACAGTTCGGGGGCGAAGTTGCTGATGGGGGTTCCGGAGGCCAGCCAGAGCCGGTCTGCCCTCTTGGAGAGGATCTTGAGGGCTTCAACCCAACTGGTTTTGCGGCCCTTGAGCAGCTGGGCTTCGTCGCAGATGATCGTGTCCCAGTGCTGGAGGTATTCCTCGCGGGGCTCTGGGATGACCTTGGAGACGGGGCGGGTCTTCTTGTGGCTGCCGTCCTTGTTCAGCACGGGGAAGACGGGCCGCTGGGCGATGGGGCCGATCTCGTCTCTCCAGGTCGGTTCGGCCTCCAGCGTGGCGGTTTCCATCTTGCCGCTGAGCCGGTTGTGACGCTGGTAGAGCGGCTTGCCGGGGATGGTTTCCCGGCGGCACAGGGAGGTGTAGGGGACGTAGGTGAACCGGCTGGGGTCGTCCGCCCACCGTTCGACCTCGTTTCGCCACGTGCCGGAGTCCAGGATCATGGCGGGGGCGAGGATGAGCGTTCGACCCACGGACGCTTCGACAAGTTGGCGGCTTTTGCCCAAACCCGGGTCGTCCGCGAGATATGCCCGATTATGTTCCTTGAGGAACTGCACACCGTCGACCTGGTAAGGCCGCAGTGGGGGCTTTATGGGGGCTTCGAGTAGCGTGGTCACCGGATCTCCCGGTACCGGGCCCAAACCCATACCGCGCACAGCGCGATACCGGCCACAGTCAGGGGAATGATCCCCAGCACCCACACGGCATGCATCATCGGTATCTCCTTCTCCGGAAAAAGCGGGCCCCGGCAGGGAGCTGGTGGCTCGACCTGCCGGGGCTTACCGGGGTCCTCGGGGTAGCTGTTGCATCCCTCACCCGGTACCGCCGTGCGACCCGAACCAGAGGTAGCGAATCGACCA